TCGTTCGGTTCGTCCGGTGTGTACCGGTACGCCAACGGCGGAAAGATCGACGTAGGCGGCGGATCAACTATGACGCTACCAAGCAATTTCAGCTTGTCGAATGATAGTTTGCGGAAATTAGCGGCGATCATGTATGATTCAGTGGCTAGCGTTCCCGCTCCACGGGTGGCGGTTACCGATATAGACGAGGGTCAACAACAATACAACAGTGTACAAGTAGCGGCTAGCCTATAAATCATAGGCAAAGCCGCGGCTTCGTGCCGTAAAATATTATATCTTTGTACCAATAATACAGTAATATATGAAAATATTTGAAAAGTTACGCATTATAGAAGCCGGGGAAACCGCAAACTACTATGAAGAAGAGGGAAAGGCTTATAAATTAGTCATCTCTGCTAGTGCTTTCCCGTCTCTAGTTAGTCTAGGTAATTCCCGGCCTATTCACGCACGTCGTACTCATAATGGGGCGGACTTGCTAGACGGGTATATAGGGCATTTTACTAACTTCACGCACGACGAAAACGCCGTTTATGCTGATCTAGTTATGTCGGAAGCCCTGGAAAACGCGTACCCTAGCGAATATAATTTTATGGTTGCAATGATCGAGAAAGAGCCGGAATTATTAGGCGTATCGGTTAATCAGATAGACGTTAAGGAACTGGATGAAGAGACGCAAACCGCAACCGTAACAGAAGTAAGAGAATTATTTAGTGCCGATTTGGTGGGACTTCCCGCGGCAACTAGTTCTTTATTTAATAACAATTTAAACAATTTATCAATGAGTAAATTTTGGACAAAATTAGCCGAGCTAGTAAAGACTACTAAGCCAGCTAGGGAAACCGTCACAACCAAAGAAGGGAAAGAGCTTGTTATCATCGCACAAGGCGAGCAGGCGGCTCTAGGTGACGAAGTACAGGATGCAGAAGGCAAACCGGTAGAAGATGGTGACTACCACATTTCGACCGATGAAGGCGAGGACATGATTATATCAGTCGTAGCCGGAAAGATTTCGGACGTTAAAGAAGCGGAAAGCGAAGCCAAGCCAGGGGAAGAAAAGCCGGAAGAGTTAGCAACCGAGGAAGAAAAGCCGGAAGAGGACAAGGACGACGAGGACAAAAAGAAAACAGCTACACCGGAGGAACTTGCAGCAATCCGCAAAGAGGTTACCGAGCTGAAAACAATTGTCGCAGGTCTTAAGACGCAACTAAACAAGCGTACTGGTGCGCCGGCAGCAGCAAAGACCGAGCTGAAGACCGAAATCAAGACCGAATCAAAGTTGAGCCGTGAAGCCGTTCAGAAGGCAGCGGATGAACAGCGTAAAAAATTCAAATATTAATCTACTAAAACATTAAAATTATGGCATTTACATTTAGTGATTTAAACAAATTGAATATCGACAGCCTGGCCGATGTTATTTCTTTGACACTGGGTTTGGAGGGCGAATTGTCCAACGGTGTAACCGTGTTAGCAGGCATTGAAAAGGGTAAACCTGTCTTGACATTCACGGCAACAGACAAAGCGGTAAGACGTTCCGCGGGTTGCGATAGCGAATACAAGTATAGTTCTCTTAACGATAGTGTTAAATACTACGATCACGCACGGATTGAGTTGCCTATCGTGGTTTGTCTGCAAGACTTGTGGGGCAAAATGGTTGCAAAAGGCGTTCACCTCTCAGATGATTTCGACCAAACACAGTTGGCAGCGTTCATGCAGAATGAAATTCTGAAAGTACTTGAGGCTGATATGTTGCGCCTTGTATGGTTGGACGGTCTGAAAAAAACTGATACAGCGGGTGTATACACCGTGTTTAAAAATGGCGGTATCATCAAGCAAATGCAGGCTTCAACCGAATCAATCAAGCCCCTTGTTCCATCAGGCACAGGCGCAAACGTTTTGGAGTGTCTGAAATGGTGTATCGACAATCAGCGTGCCGATCAACTTGACGAATCGGAGTTCTACGTATCTAGTAACATTATGCGCGCTTACAAGGACTTGGTAGAAGCTAAGGACAACCATTTGGCACAGGCTAACATGGAGAACGGCAAACCCGCGTACTTCTTCGAAGGTTACAAGTTGAACGAGTTGCGCCACGTATCTAACAGTGCTAAGGGCGACGCGCTTACAGTTCAGTCGTTCATTGCTTTCTCACCGAAAACTAACATTCAGTTGGCGCTTGAAGATTCAAGTCTGAATATTGATCCGTTCATCCGCGATGCTAAGGACCGTAAGTATTACAGTACAACCGTATTTGCGGCTGATGCAATGCTTGCAGTTCCCCAATACATGAAATTGTGCACCGCAGCAGGTGTTTAACAACTAAAACAAAGTTTAAATGGCTTGTATAAAGACATTAAATAAAGCAATTACCTACGCCTGCCAACCCGGTAGCGTAGGTATCGCTGAAATGTATCTGATTAACTTTGACGACGTAACCGCCGGAACTGTAGACCCCGCCACTGGCATTCTGTCGGGTGTCGCCCTTAAATCGGGGGCAAAGACTATTCCGGTAGAGTGTTATAAAAACGGAGTTAAGTTTACGGAGGCCTTGAAGTCATCAGACGTTTCGGCAGGTTTGGATCAGTCCGTTATGTTCACGATATACGAAAAAAATGCTAATGCCCGGACTATCATATCGGCATTATTATCGGGGCGTTTCATGGCGGCTATCAAATTGAACGATATTAACTCAACGCCGATAATGGCGGGGTATAAATGCGGGCTTGAAATTTCTCAAGCTGATACGGATTCCAATGCGAACGGTGGTTTTACTACGATCACCATTAAAACGCCGGACGATGCACGAGGTGAAAATGGTATTACCATAACATCCGCATCATGGACGATTATTGCAAATGCACAACTAGCTTAAAATATGGGATGCTTAAATAAATTAAATAAAGCGATCTTAGTTGATTGCGACGGAGGGGCAACAGGCGTAGCCGAGATGCTTCTTATCAACTTCGCAGATATTACGTCGAAGAGCGTAGCGGGTGGTATTGCCACTATAACACTGGCGGCTGGCGCTAAGGCCGTGCTGGTTGAGAGTAACAAAAAGGGCGTAAACGCTACGGAAGAGATAAAGACTAACGACAACGCGCCGACGGCGTTGACGCAAGCGGTAACGTTCACACTGTATCAAGGCGACGTAAACGGAACTCTGATTGTGAATCAGATTTTAAACGGTACGTTCCTGGCACTTGTCAAGACTAAAGCTGGGAGGCTCCGCGTTTACGGGTATAATTATGGTTTGAGTGCAACCGCTATTTCGGAGGATCTGAACGCGAACGGCGGGTTTACCACGATCACGCTATCGACATCAGAAAATGTGATAGGCGAGACCCGTCTAAGCTTCGCAGATGTTAGTTATAACACATTGAGAGCCGCGGCTATCGTAACAGAATCATAAAGGAGGATATTATATGGCATGTATAAAAAAACTAGGTAGCGATATTACGTATGCTTGTGGAACTCTCACCGATGTGGGCGGGACTGGGGAAATAGACGAGGCTATTATCATCAATTCGAGTGATATATCCACTATTTCGGAATCCGGAGGCGAAGGAACTATAACCATGATAACCGGAAAAAAGGGGTACGTTATAAACTCTGTAAACAATTCCGTAATGTATCAAGACGCTATTAAGGTAAACGATACTGTACCCGCAGCGGAAGATCAAAGCGTAGTTCTTAAGGTGTTAAGACAAGGGGGATCAGCCGCTTATCGGACGGTGGTTAGCCAACTTTTAGGGGGGAATTTCCGGGTAGCATTCAGAACTAAATTAGGTAATTATGTTTTGGCTGGCGCGTTTTGCGGTTTGGAAGCGTCAGACCTTGCAACCGATTCAAGCACTGGGGGTGTTTCAACCGTTACGTTTAAAACGCCGGAAGCGTCAACAGGTGACAGACTGGTAACGATCACAAAGGCCGCGTACGACGGTCTGAAGATACCGAAAGCTTAATAAATTAAAACAGTTTAAAAGATGGAAAAAATTACAGATATAGGGCAGATTGTGGCATTGTGCCGAACAATGACTAACCTAAAATTGGATATTGTGTGCGGTGCGGATCGTCTGTTTGCACAACGCTGGTACGAAGAACGTTATTTGACAGGACAGCACACCCGCTACGTGATGAAACCGGGACTGTTCATCAACTCGATCGAGGATGGAAGAGTATACCGCGCATTTAACACAAGCGACGAGAAGGCCATGGAATTTATGGAAGCCGATGAGAATTACAAGGACTATTTCATAGACTTGCAAGCAGAAGTGGTTACAATTCCAGAAACAGGCGAAGACCCGTTCGCACCGGAAGCGCCTGTAGAAGGTGAATCGGAAGCCGTTCAAGTGATGGCGGCAGTAGAGCCGGAACTAACGGAGGAAGAGATCGCAGCAGCAAAACGCAGTGAAGCGGCTAAAAAGGCAGCTGCTACTAGAGCAGCAAACAAGGCAGCAGCGGAAGCAGAAGCCGCCGAGGGTCTTAAGGAGTTCGAAGAATAATATTTAAAAAGCAAATCAATGATCGCAGCAAAGAAAATAGAGTTAATAGTACGTAGGGCACTAAATTTAGTGCCCCGCACTTCGGAAGGGGTGGTTAGCTATGACGTGGACAACTTGTACCCGCAGCGTATCGCAAATCTTATCGACGCTAGCAAAACCGCTACGGCGTGTTGCGACAAGGCGAAGGAAAACATCATTTGCGAAGGGTTCGTTAACGAAGAATTTGCGGCGAGAACCAACGAGCACGGCCAAGATATGAACGACGTTTTAGAGTTCGTAGCCGACGAGATACCAAGATATAGGGGCTACGCGTTAATAGTACAGTACGGCGGCGATGGTCGCCCTTTGTACTGTTATCCTGTGCCGTTCGGTTACGTCCGGGCCGTTCTTAATGAGGACTACAAACGGGATTCGATCGTGCGGAAATGGCGGGTATTCGATAACTGGGAACGCGAGATGCTGAAGGATACGAACGTTAAAACAGGCGTGGTTTATCCGAACTTCAACCCGAAAAACTTTTGGAAGGAGTGCGAAGAGTATGGAGGTATTGAAAACCATCCGGGACAACTCTATTACGCTAACTTCTCAAACCGTCGCCCCTACCCTATCAGCCCGTTTCATGCAGTACAGCCAGAAATGGGGGCAGAACACGGGAACGCGTTGTATGTAGAAAACGTACTGGCACGTGGTTTCCACGCTTGCAGCGTAGTTTCGCACGGGATGTTCCAGAGCGATCAGGAGCAAAACGAGTTCCGGGACGCTATTACCGAAATGATGGGGGTAGAAGGAACTGGCGCGGTTCTCACAGTAAGAGACGAGAATGTAGGTATTACGGAAAAGCCCTTTATCCGGGTGGATCAAATCGGTACGCCTATTGATTCTGACCTGTACAAATCATATTGCGAGCCGTTGCGGAAAGACATTGCGATTTCTTGTTTCACCATTCCGATCCCGCTTATCGATTCGTCATTGATCAGCTTTTCGAACGCGTCGGGCGAAGTGGTTAAGGAAATGCAGCGCGTTTACCGCCGTTCATTGTCGCGTGTCCGTGATAAGATTTCCCGAGACCTGGCGTATATATTCGATATAGACCTGGAAATAACTAAGATTAAAAACCATTTGGAAGGCGACGCGGCTACGCCTGCCGACCAAATAATAACAGATTGATATGGCATACCCGATCCAATTACTACGAGATTTGTTTACGATCGCGAAGGACGTTAAGGACAGCGACATTGAAAAAGCATTTTACGAAGCTGATATGCTTGACATGTCACCGCAGCTCAAACGATCGTATGAAGAGATACCGCCGGAATACCTAGGTGATACCACGGCGCGTACAGGAGCTAATAAAGTGTTGTGCTACTACGCCTTTGCGCGCTACTTGCAGACAAGCGAGCAGCAGAGCACGGCGAGCGGCCTAAAAATACAAAACTATGGCGGCAGCTACATTCTAGCCGACGACAACAAAGCAAAGCGGTTTGAAGCGGAACGCGGCAAAGCTGATTTATTTATAGTCCCGTTAATCAAGGCGTTCAAGACCGCCGGACTGATTGAAGATGAATGTTCACACAAGGTACAATCTAGGATATGTTTGATAAAATAATGGATGGAGTTTTTGATACGGCGCGCGTCGCGTCTCTAGCTTTCCTATTAACGGTTACTAATGACGTAATGACTTTTTTTGTCCTTATAATCTTATTCGGCACATTAAATTTTATAGTAGGACTTATTGCAGGTTTACGGGCCGGTGAAAAATACAGCCATCAAAAGGCATTCCATGCTTTTTTCGAGTATGCGATCGCGGCGATCGTGATTCTATTCACGGCAGCAGCCGCACGGCTTATAGAGCCAGAAGGGAACCATACGGACTTATTACGATTACTAACTACGCTTTTCGCGCTGGTGTACTCTAAGAATATTATTCGTAACTTTAAGAAGATTCAGCCGGATAACGAATTTATAGCGGTACTGGATATACTGATTAATACTAAATATTTGGACTTTATAAAACATTTGAAAAATGCGAAACTTTACAATTCAAGAGCTAACCGTGTCAACGACAGCGGCGGTGAAGAAGATCAACAACGAGCCGACACCGGAAGCGGCGGAGAATCTGAAACTGCTAGTTGATAAGGTACTAGACCCGTTACGGGACGCGTACGGCAAACCGATCATTGTTACAAGCGGATATAGATCGCCCGCCCTAAACGCGGCGGTGAAGGGCTCTAAAACGTCGCAGCACATGAAGGGGCAAGCGGCGGACATTACAGCGGGAAGCAAACAGGAGAATAAGAAACTCTTTGAACTGGCGCAAAAACTCAATTTGCCCTATTGCCAGCTTATCGATGAAAGGGGTTTCACCTGGGTGCATATCTCATATGATAAGAACGACGTGAAGCGTCAAATACTGCACCTATGAAAATAACATTAAATAAGATATTGGTGTGTTTGCTTGTCCTTCTAGCCATTTTGCTGTACGCATCGTACAAGACAGTACAAAAACAGAGAAAAGAGCTAGAAAGGCAGGAAAACAACATTGCCGCGCTTAACACCGAGGCCGTAGCATTCAAGACCGCGGCAGGCGATTACGCGGAACAAGCTAGGCAGTTAAAGCTAGAGAAGGACGAGCTAGAATTGTATAACGCCGATCTATATAATAAGGTACGCGAGGCAGGGGTGAAAATAAGAGAGCTAAAGAACGCTACAAGGGCCGAGACAGTTACCAAGGTAGACACTGTAGTTAAGACAGAATACCGGGACGGTGACAAAGAAAACAGGTTTGCCCACTACTTCGACGGGTGGAATGATATACAAGTTGAGTCTAAACCGGACACTACTATCATAAATACACATAGTATCGACACGATCGACGTGATCGGATCAGTCAAACAAAAGCGTTTTTTATTCTTTCGGATCGGAAAACCGAAACAAACCATAACCGTATCGAATAAAAACCCAAAATCTAAAATACACGTAGAATTCTCGGCAGAATTTGGCAAATAACGCCTTTCATCTTTTATAAACGCCTTTTCATTTTTTACACTTGAAAACTTAAAACGCTGATTCTTAACGAATTGGCGTTTTTGCTTGTAAATGATTAAAATTTGTATCTTTTACACTTAATTCGCTAATAACCAGTACTTTACCATATAAAATATATCATTTGTAAAAGATGTAAAGATGTTATATAGAGATAAGAATGAAATAATAATATAATCTATAAAATATGTAAATATATGAATTAATATGTGAATGAATTTATGGAAATATTTAATTTAGAAGTAATAGAGAAACTATCTTATATCTTATACACACCGCCTGTTTTTGCCACTTAACTAGCTGATACGCAAACAGTTAAGGGTGTAAAGATCCGCTTAAAAAGGGGCTATTCATCATTTACACTGTTATCAAACCTTCAAAACCGTTAATCAGAGTTAAATTACTAAAGTTTTTTGGGAAATAGTTTTGTAGTTCAAAATAAAGCCGTACCTTTGTAACATCGAAATGAGAAACCAACTAAATTTGTTGAACTGTTCCGATACCGGAGAATCGTTTTAAACATTACTAGATATGGCAGTAGACATTTATAAATTAGAAGCGTTCTTTTACAAGATTATACGGGAGAAGCTTAAAGCGTGCAAAACGATAGGCGAGGCTACAATGCTATACGGCTATCCGGGCAACTCGAAAATGGTGTTCGACGATTTGCAACGAGAAGAAGAAGCTGGAAAAAAGTTTAAGTATAAAATCCAGGGCTTTATAATTCCACACGCCGAACGTTACGAAACTATTTTCGAGCAGGCCCGGCGCGCTGCATATTCCGATCACGTACAAACTTATCGAACGTCTGACAAATTGAGTTTTAAATTTAATGAAAAGATGAAATGGAAAAAGTAGAACTTATCACAGTGGCGGAAGCCGCCCGGTTAGCGGGGTGCACCGAAAACGCCATACGCTACCAGCTCAACGCCGGAAAACTCACCCGGTACGAGAATGGGACGGGCAAAATCAGAGTGAACAAAAATGAACTATTAGAAACAATTTTTAATTTTAAGAAAAAATGAAAGTAGTAATCGAATTAATCGGAAATGAGAGTAAACAAGATTTGTTGGCAACATCTAACTATTTGCGCGAGTGATAAGTTGGCGGGAGGGAGGGAAAACCACAGCGGGAGGAAAAAGCCGTACCGGAAGTAACGGAACGTAAAACCGACCTCAACGAGTTGGCGGACGCAGTTGTAGAATTGACAAGGTTAAAGGACGAAAAGAAGCCTAAAACAGTGTCCGAAATGGTAGAATCGGAACGCGCTAAGACACGTGCTAAGCGTGCCGCGAAGCCCGCACCAGCAGAAGAGCCGGCAGAAGAGCCGGCAGAAGAGCCTGCACCAGCAGAAGAGCCTGCACCAGCAGAAGAGCCGGCAGAAGAGCCT